GGATAGACCTTTTCATCATGGTACCAGAAGAAACACACTAGCTACTTATATATATATGTGTGTGGGTGACACATATTTACCAAAAAAACTAGGGGTTACTTTTTAGTGGGGAGTTATATATAGTATATATAGAAGTTGAAAGTTATTCTATGATATATTCTTATTTTTCTTTATTATTCCTTATTTATTATTATCATATTCTTATATATATTATATATATAATATACTATATAAGGAATGGGGTTTTCTTTCAGAAAAAGCTTGCAAAGAATATTAAAATAGTGTATAATGTTTTTAAGGAGAGTAAAATGCAGCAAAATATTCATGATGAAGTGGATATCAAACCCTATCTTAACACTTTTTTTCTAAAGAATTTATTACTACAGGAGGTAGAACAGGAATCTAAAGCAGATTTCCTGACATTTGTACGTAAAATGGCTCCAACACTTATTTCTGATTGGAAGATGGGTAAACATATAGAGGTTATATCCAACAAATTAAAGCAATTAGAGAGTGGAGAGATAAAACGTCTCATGGTTTTTCTTCCACCAAGGTCATCTAAGTCTGTATTATGCTCTAAATTGTTTCCAGCATGGTATATAGGAAGGAATCCAGAACATGAAATACTTACTGTCTCCCATAGTGACCAGTTATCAAGTGATTTTGGTCGGTCTGTCAGAGATTTGGTCAATATGGACGAGTTTCAGAAGATCTTTAGGGGTGTGTCCCTACGTACAGATGTACGAGCTGCAGGTAAATGGAAAACTAACCAAGGTGGAACGTATTACGCTGCTGGAGTTAGATCACAGATTGCAGGAAGAGGAGCACATATCGCAATTCTTGATGATGTCATGTCGGAAGAAGACTCTTATTCAGAAGCTGGTAGAAAATACGTCAAGGAATGGTATCCTGCTGGACTGAGAACACGTATAATGCCCAATGGAAGTATACTCATCATTAATACACGCTATCATTATGATGATTTATGTGGCTGGCTCCTAAAACAACAACAGGAAATGTCGCAATATAAGACAATTCCTTGGGAAGTTATAAAGATTCCTGCATGGGTAGACGAAGATTCCTCAAAATTACTAGAATTACCTGTCGGATCTTCTTATTTTCCTGAATGGAAACCTACTGAGGTATTAAAAATAGATGAAGAAGAGATAAAAGCTTCCAACGGAAGTCGATATTGGAATGCACTCTACATGCAGAACCCAACACCTGAAGAAGGTGGTTTAATTAAAAAGAAATGGATACAATGGTGGGAATATGAAGAACCACCTACGTGTGATTTTATAATACAAACCTTTGATACTGCTTTCTCTACTAGTTCACAAGCTGATTATAGTGTTATTCAGACATGGGGTATATTCTGTATGTATGATCAGGATGAAGCAGGTGTAGAAGGATACCCTTCAAATTTAATCATGTTGGGAAATGTACGAGGAAGATTTGAATATCCAGAATTAAGACGGATCTCACAAGTTCTCTATTCTAAACATATGCCAGATGTTTGTATCATAGAAAAGAAAGCATCAGGACAGTCTCTCCTACAGGATTTACGAAGAGCAGGTCTTCCTGTCCGAGAATATCTTCCAGATAAAGATAAAATCAGTAGGGTATATGCTGCATCTCCCATCATGGAAGCAGGAAGAGTATGGCTTCCTAAAAATAAAAAGTGGTCAGATGAATTAGTAACAGAACTCTTGCAGTTTCCAAATGCAGCTCATGATGATCAGGTAGATGCCTTAACAATGGCTATTCACTATATGAAAGAATCTTGGCACTTAACCCATCCAGAAGATCCTGAATGGGAAGATGATAAACCAAAAAAGAAAAAACTTGCATACTGGAGGTTTTAGGTGTATAATAGTGAATTGAGAGGTTTAATTGTTTTTATAGAAAGGATAAGGAATGGCTACTGAAAAAAATCCTTACGAACAAATTCCCCAACAACAACAAAATATAATACCTATGGCTCCTCAACAGCCACAGATGCCTATGGGTCCAACTCAACCACAAGCAGAACAACCATCACCACCTCCAACATTTGAATTAGAAGATGATGGTGGTGTAACTGTCGATTTTTCTGGAGAAGAAGAAATTGCTGCTGTAATGGGAGCTTCAACTGCTGTAGAAGAATGGTATCATAATCTTGCTGAAGATATAGATGAAGAAGAACTGAAAGATATTGGATCAACAATACAGGAAAATTATATAGCTGATAAAGATTCTCGTCAAGAATGGGAAGCTATGTTTGAAAGAGGATTTGATTTATTAGGTTTAAAGATACAGGAAACATCCGAACCATTTGAAGGAGCATGTACAGCAGTCCATCCCCTTCTTATTGAGTCTGCTGTTAAATTTCAATCCAAAGCATCACAGGAACTCTTTCCATCTAAAGGACCTGTTAAAACACAGATACTAGGTAAACAGACTCCTGAAAAAGAAATGCAGGCAAACAGAGTACAGAACTTTATGAATTATCAGGTAACAGAACAAATGCCTGAATACTTTGATGAGTTTGAAAGAATGCTGTTCCACTTACCTTTAATAGGATCAGCCTTTAAAAAGATATATTATGATGCAACATTAAAGCGTCCTGTTTCTGAATTTGTTCCTATTGATCAGTTTTATGTTTCTTATTATGCTAGTAATTTAAGAAAAGCAGATCGTTATACCCATGTTATTTATAGAAGTCCTATAGATTTGGCAAAGGAAATCCGTAATGAAGTTTATTTAGATTTGGATTTACCTGATGCAACAAATCCACAACCCACACCTCTAACAGAAAAAATGGATACAATATTAGGATTATCCCCTACTTCTGATATTGATCCTCAATATACATTATTAGAACAGCATTGTTATTTGGATATTAATGATCCAGAAAGTGAAGAGGGTGAATCTCTTCCTTATATTGTAACAGTTGAAGAACAATCACAACAAGTATTAAGTATCCGAAGAAATTATAAACCAGACGATCCTAACAAAGAAAAGAAAATTCATTTTGTTCATTATCGTTTCGTTCCAGGATTTAGTTTTTATGGTTTTGGTTTAATGCATTTCTTAGGTAATATAACCATGACTGCAACTGCTGCTATGCGTAGTTTAGTAGATGCAGGACAGTTTGCGAATCTTCCAGGTGGCTTTAAAGCTAAAGGAGTTCGCATGGTAGGTGACAACGAACCAATAGCTCCAGGTGAGTTTAAAGAAGTAGAAGCACTTGGTATTGACCTTTCAAAGGCAATTGTACCTCTCCCTTACAAAGAGCCTTCCCAAACGCTCTTCCAAATGCTTGGCTTTATGACTACTGCTGGACAGAAGTTTGCAGATAGTACAGAACAAGTAATTTCTGATGCTGCATCTTATGGTCCTGTTGGCACAACAATGGCTCTTCTCGAAGCGTCTAGTAAATTCTTTTCGGCTATTCATAAAAGATTACACAAGTCGCAACGAGAAGAGTTTAAAGTATTAGCTGGAATAGATTTTGATTATTTACCAGAAGAATATCCTTATGATGTTCCCATGGCTGAAAGAAATATCTTTAAGGCAGACTTTGATGGTAAGATAGATATTATTCCTGTAAGTGATCCAAATATTCCTTCCAATGCTCATAGACTAATGTTATCACAGATGACATTACAAATGGCACAACAGTCACCACCAGGAATGTTTAACTTAGAAGCATTAAATAGAACAATTTTAAATGCTGTTAATATGCCTAATATTGAAGAAATTCTTCCACCTAAACCAGAAGCTAAACCTTTAGATCCTGTTTCCGATATTATGGCTGCATCTAAAGGAATTCCCATTGCAGCATTTCCAGGTCAGGATCATGAAGCTCATATACAAGTAAAGATGGCATATTTAAATGATCCTCAAAATGGTGCTAATCCTATAATGGCACGATTACAACCTATCCTTAATGCTAATGTACAAGAACATTCTGTCATGAAATATCAGGAACAAATTAATGGATTAACACAACAAAAACTACAACAGAAAGTTTCTCCACAAAATGCTCAGAATCCTCAAATTATACAGGGAGCTATGGCAGAAGCTGCTCAAGAAGTTCTCAATGCAAATATGGCTATGGGTAAACAATCATCTCCTGAACAACAAATGGTTGAGTTAGAACAAAAACGTGTTGAACTTGAAATGCAAAAACTACAATTACAAAGTGCAAAAGATAATGCTCAAGGTATTTTAGATGCTCAGGAAATGGAATTAAAACAAAGTGAACTACTTCTAAAAGCTGCTGATAATGAACAGAGTAAAGTATTAAAACAACAAAAAGCTGAAGCTGATAGATTAAGTAAACAGCAACTTAAAGCTTTAGATACATTACAAAAATTAACAGAAGAAGAAAATAGAGTTGATTTAGAAGAATCAAAAATTGATTTAGGAGTAAGTAAAGAAATTAATAAAGCTCAAATAGAAGCCAATAAAATTGAAAGTCAGGAAAAAATGAAAGCTTTAGAT